ATGGCGAGTGCAACAATGACAATTAGGCTGGAGAGCGAGGAGAAAGCTCTCATTTCCGATTACGCTGCTGCGTTCGGAATATCCGTTTCCGAGTTCATGCGCAAGGTTGCGCTGGAGCGAATCGAAGACGAGCTTGACCTTAAGGCTTGGGAAGAGGCCAAGGCTGAGTTCGACTCTGACCCGGTAACCATCTCTGCAGCCGAGATAGCAAAGAAGTACCTCTAGCATGTGGCGCCTGGAGTTTTCCAAGAAAGCCGACAAACAGCTGTCGAAGATGGATCCCGGGGTCAGGCGCGTAATCGTCGCCTGGCTGCTGAAGAACATTGATAGTTGCTCAGACCCCCGCGCTCACGGCAAGGGGCTAACCGCTAACAGGTCCGGAAAATGGCGCTACCGCGTGGGAGACTATCGCGTGCTCTGCGAGATCAGGGATGAAGAGCTTGTGGTGCTCGCTATCGAAATTGGCCACAGGCGGGATATTTATAGCTAGAAGGGATTGCGTTTGAACGACGGTAAGGCGATTATTACAAGACAAGAGCAGGAATCCAACATCAGGTTGCTGGCGGCACAAAGACGCCTGTACTCCAAAGCCAAGATCTTCAAGTATTTGCAAATAGCCCTTTCGGTCGTTCCCCCTGTCGCGGTTACTTTTCTTCAAATTGCAGGCGTCATCACCGCAGATATCGCGGTGTTCCTGGTTACGGAAGCCCTGATGATGTGCGGGGCGGCGATCTTCGGGCGACAGGAGCCATGGGAGCCTTGGCATTTTAGAAGCATACCGCGAACTGTTTGATGTTAATGACTCCTTGGCTGCAATAAGATTGCTAGCCCAAGCTACGGGAAATCTCAAATACAGGGGGCATCTTGCATGCGAATGCGGCTCGGGGCTTAGGGCAAGAGATTGTCATGGCCCTTTGATTCTGGAAATCAATCGAGGATTCTGCCGCAAGGCGGCCTCGGGGGATTTCGAAGATATCTATACAGCGTGGGCAAACGCGATGAAGCAAAAAGAGAAGCGCGATAGGGGGATGAAGGCTGTCAAAAGAGCCGCGCTGAATCATTAGTGTCTCGCATTTGTGTAGACAGGGACCGCATACGAAAATCGACTCATCGGGAAATCATCCCAATGAGTCGATTCGATTTTGCATCAAGATGTCACGCTCTAGCGAATATAGCTATTTGTCCTCAGGTTCGTCCTGTGTTGCAGCGAGGCAGGGCCTGAAGGGGAGACTCTGCTCCTTTGCGGTCTGTTTGATGAAGGAGCGCACCGCGCTGGTGAAATCCAAGCCAATGCCATCGAGCACGGTCATGAATTCCTCGTAAGTTGAGTATTACATGCCAATCGGTGTGTGATTTCACGGTGAGTCGGTACGCCGTTTCATAATCCATCAGTTCATGCCGTGGGCCCGCGTGCGAGTGCTGCGCTACGACGGCGTTAAGCGCGAGACCGGGCGCAGACTAAACATCGTGAAGGACCGCACATTCGACGGCCCGATACCGAAGGTGGTAGACGGCGCCAAGGCTATGATCTCCGAGCAGCTGCGCGACTTCCAGTTCCTCGGCGAAGACGGCCTGTTCAAGGAAGTCCCCGAATACCCCGAGTTCAGCTGGTTCGAAGGGATGTTCAACGCGATAACGTACCGTAATTACGGATACAGCGGTGACTACATCCGCATATCCATCTTCGACGACCGCATGGGGATACAGAGTCCCGGCAAGCTTCCCAACCTGGTGACAGTGGAGAACATGCGACATACACGCTGGTCGAGAAACCCCGTCATTGCCCGTACGCTCATCGAGTTTGGCTGGGTGCGCGAGCTGAATGAGGGCGTCGGCCGTATTTACGACGAGATACGCGACTTGTTTCTGGATCCGCCGGAATTCACGGAGCCGAACAACGCATCAGTCATGCTCACCTTGAAGAACAACATAGAAACGCGCGCAAAGCGGCAAAAAGAAAACCTGAGGGATCGTGTGAGTAATGACCTCTACGGGACGCTCAGCGAGTATGAGCGCGAGGCGCTGCAGTACGTTTTTGGCAGGGGTCGTGCCAACGTGGCCGGTTTGGCGAACCACATGGGGCGCAGCGTGAAAGTAGCACGCAAAACGCTCAAGTCGCTGGTGGACAAGGGTCTGCTTGTTTGGCACGGTACGAGCACCAACGACCCGTCACAGTACTACACCCTCCGGTAGGTCAGAGTAGGTTAGAGTAAAATGACGCAACAAGCTGCTGCCGCTTCGTTTCCGCAGATGGGGACTCTAACCTGCGGGCAGAGCAGGTTAGAGTAGGTCAGAGTAAGGTTGGACAGCGGGCAAGCAACGACGTATCCAGTGTGGGAGTTTCCGAGGCTTAGAGCCGTGGAGACGAAGGTGACGCCTTTTCGGCAGCTCGTGCGCGGCAGCCGATACTGTAAAACCGAGTGGCAGACCACACAAAATCGGTCTTGGAACCCCTTAAAATCGCAGTATCGCCAAAAAAATTACTCCCTACCGTTTTCCTGGGGAAACACAGTTTTCAGACCCCCGAAAAAGGGGTGAGTTCAAAGTGATACTGTTTCGTGAACTCAGTCGTTTTCACATTCTCAGTTGATGGTTTCTGGTGGCTTCACCGAGCGCACGGAGCGCACCGCTTTTTCCTGTCGCACGTCAGCTGTTCCAGAAACATTATTCTGGCGGGAAAAAGCAGTGCTCTAGGCATCCTACCTGGGAAAACGTAAGCACTCCGGGCTTTCGGAGGGCTTACTCAAAATGATATATTTTACCGGTGGCTTGCAGATTTTAGTCACCTTCGTGAACGAGAAAAGCCGACGTCTCGGGAGTAAATCGGGTGAGAAGCTCACAGATGAGTGTTCGCCTATTCCCACTCGATAACATAGCAGCAATATAATCCCAGGTCAAAGCAGGAATAAATGCCCGAGGAGGATGCAAATCGGTTGCAGAAAGACACTGCTCGCTCCATCCCTCGTTTGACACTATCAAAGAAACCTGATGACATACTCGACCAGTAAGCACAGGTACTAATATAATACCATCAAAAACGACGGGAAGCAGGTCCCAAAATGACAACCCCCTATGTCCCCTACCAAGCAATGCACCTGGTCTTCAGCGAGCCGGAGAAAGGAATCGCCGACGGGCAGCTCTTCACGAGCACCGGCGAGCGCGAGGTATACATCACCTCCGACGACGGCACCTACACCGTCCTCACATTCGCCGGCGAAGAAGTTGGCAGCGGGACGAGCGTCGCCGCCGCTCTCAAAGCAACAGGCGCGGACGGCTGGGACTTCTGCCGCTGGGACGCCGCTTACGACAGCCAATTCTCCACGGTCCAGGACGAGGACACCTGGGACCCAGACTATCTCCGCGAGGTTGCCGAGGACGAGAACATCTTGACGGACGAGCTCGAGGGCATCATCAGTGCCTACGAGCAGAACGCATAAACAAAACCGGCGAGCACCAACGGCTCGCCGGTCATCACAATAATGGATAGCAAACGCTACGAAACCCGCTTCCGGTAGTCCTCGATAAGCTCGGTCACCGTTTGCTCCGTGAATTCCCACTCGTCAATGCCGGGACCGTCCCAGCACTCGCATATGTCGTACGCGTCTATCATCTCCCCGCCATCAACCGATATGCTCAAATGCTCGACAGTACGCATCGGCTCCGCCGTCTGCTCGTCTATAAAACTAACCAACCCGACGACATCGTCAAACGACTGCTCAAAGTAATCGCAATCAGCCGGGCTTATGTCGCACTCCCTGCCGCTCGCATTTATGTAAATCTTGATGCTTATCATTTCGTCCTCTCCTTATCGTCGCTACACAAAGCGCTCTCGCCTGCTGCTCCTCCTCGCATCCCGCTCATCGTCTGCCCACCAAGCATCCCGAGCGGCGTCATCATCGCCAAAGTCCGGTTCATACTCCGCGACAATCCAAGCAGTCCCGTCGCCCGGCGCGTATATGCTGCCGACCGTGCCCGACCCGTCATCGCTGAAATACATCACAAACTCCAAGTCGGTACGCTGCTCCACAAGCTCCTGTATCTCGTCCTCCGCGATATTCCATCTGGTCTCCACCGTGTAGTTCCACTTGCCGTCCGACCCACCAATACCCTGCACCTGCGGGCGGTCGAGCCGAGCCTCCAAGAACTCCTTGACAAACTCCGCTTCATCCCGCGTCCTAACCTCCACCTGATTCCAGCACCAGTTCGGCATGCTTACTCCTCTCCGCTCAACAGCTCGCCCAACGCGCCGTCGAAGACCTCCGCGCCGCTCGCCTTCGCTGACATATCAACACTCGTATATATCTCCATCGTGATGGCGCTCGTCTGGTGCCCCGCGAGCGCCTGGGCGACCGACGGGTGGACGCCAGAGCGAGCGAGCGCCGTCAAATATCCGTGCCGCAGGTCGTGCTCCGTGTAGCCCTCCATCCCAAAGCGGTCTCGATGGTTAGCCCACCAGCAGGTCTGCGAGCCGGGACCCACCGGGCGCCCCATTTCGTCGCAACAGACAAACACATCACCCAGCGGCGGCATCTCGTCCAGCATTCCACCCCGCACGGCGCGGCGGAGCCCCTTCCTGACAACCTTCTGGCGCTCTCGCAGCTTCTCCGCGAGGGTCGCCGGCATAGGCAGGTCCCGGCGGCTGCTCTCCGTCTTCGGAGAGGTTAGCACACAATTCATAGCCAAATTATGTCGGATATGGATAATGCTCTCGTCGAAGTCGATATCCTGCCAGCGGAGCGCCAACGCTTCCCCTCGACGGACACCCAGCAGGCACTGCAAGACGATGGCCATCTCGTGCGCGTTAGAGACATCCATCTCGTCGACCAGGTCCGCGAGCTGCTTCATCGAGGGAGCCTCCCGCTTCTCGATTTTGCCGCTGGGGCGCTTGATACCGTCCAGCGGCGAGCGGGTGATAACACCAGCACGCACAGCGTCCATCATTATGGACGACAGGTAGGTGTATAAGCTCGCCACATAGGACGCTTTACAAGGTTTGTGCCCGGTGTTCGCCCGGACTCCCTTCACCAGCAACTCGTTCATTTTTGACTCAATAAGCTCACTCGTCATGCCGCTCATTTTGACGGACTCGCCGAAGATTTTGACGAGGGTCGCCACAACGCTCCGGCGGTTATCATAGGTGCTCTCCTTCAGCAGCGGTCGTCGGCGCTCGAGGTAATTCCTTGCATAGTCAGCGAAAGTCGTGTCCCGCTTGCTGATGCCAAGACATTCGCACTCAAAGCGGACTGCCTCCTCCTTCGCCTCCGAGTAGGTCATATCCCTTACACGCTTGCTGCGCTGTATGCGCCGACCATACTCGTCGGTCCCGCAGGACACAAAAATGCGCCATTTCCTACACTTGCTCCTGGACTTGCCTTTCTCGGTCGGTGATATCGTCGCCATGCTCACTCCTATTTGACATTGCTTCCTTTTGCATCTATTATATACCAATGTAATACATTAAGCAAGCATTCGACAGCAATAAACTCGCCGGCGGCGATACCGCGCGGGCATAAATACCTTTAATCAACCTACAAGGTAAACCCCTTTAATAAACCCTTTTAAACCCCTTTATAAACCCCCTTTATCCCCGTTTCAAAGGACGGATTATCCGAAAAGAAAAGAAAGGAAACCGAAACCAGAAACAACATCACACCCGCCTCTCTCCATCCTGCCCGCGCGTATATGTAGCTCGATTTTTTGGGCTGGCGAGAGGAAGAAGTAGATGTATTAGCAAGCACACAGCCGTCGCTATTCTCCGCCTCCGGCAACATACTGACGAGAGCCCCGAGTCGATGGAATTATTTCCATCATAGATAACACAATATACGCCCGACCGCACCTTCTCCACTGCCGGCGCTCCACCGGTCCGCGAGCACCAGGCGCGGGCGGGACATATACATCAGTCTCGTCATCTCGTAGTCGAGCACATCACAGCCCCGACGGTCGAGGAGGTGCCGGTGATAAACAGTGTCCAAACACTACCCCGAAAGAAACCTGAAAGAAACCTTAAACAAGAAAGCCCAGGTCAAACCCTATAAAAATTATTTTTGTCGGGGATTTTTCAGGTATGCCGGTTATTACCAAAATTCGCCGAAACTTAATAATGTAAGCGCGAGGAGGAAGGAACCTCGCACCACACGAAAGGAACGGAACCATGAAGTACGAAATCACACACACCTGCGGATGTACGGAGACCATCGAACTCTACGGACCTGGCAGCAAGCGCGAGTACATCATCAAGCAGGAGGAGTCCTGCGAGTGCCTGGACTGCTTCGAAGCTCGTCATCACCTGCCGGAGCTCGAGGGCAGCGAGAAGCAAATCGCGTGGGCACGCGACATTCGCCGCGGAATGGTAAGCGACAGCAACGCTGACAAAGCCATCGCCATCACCAGCGCCAGGGCATGGATTGATGGACGCGACCGTGGTTTCAGCAGCATCTATAAGCAGGCGACGATGACGGACGACGAGCGCGCGGCAGTCGCAAAGGACAAAAAAGAGTCCATCTATAGCGCTCTCGAGAACGATGGCAAAGGAGACACTGCTGACCTAATAAAGCGCGAGGCTGAGCTGATTGACAGCGGAGACTATCACTTGCCGGAGCTCGAAGGCAGCGAGAAGCAAATCGCGTGGGCGGAGGATATCCGGAGAGACTACGTTAAAACGGAGGTAGCCGACCACATCAAAGAATTTGAAGAGACTGTCGACAATAAATGCTTATACACAGCAATGGGGATTGACTACGAGAGCGTCCTGAGTGACGCAGAACAGCGCGTGCTCCGCGTTAGAGACTACGCGGGAACCGTGTCAAGTGCTGCTTGGTGGATAGATAACCGCCGCCAGCTCGGGCATTTCGCAGCAACCAAATATGAAGAGTACCTCGAAAACCTGAAAGAAAACTAAAACAAGAAAGACCAGGTCAAGGGCAATATTTAATAAAACTGTCGGGGAAATCGCAAGCAAGCAAGTATCAAGCGAAATCCACCTAAACTTAATAATGTAAGCGCGGGGAAGAGGAACCTCGCAAACACGAAAGGAAAGAAAAATGAAGAACTTTACTATCACCAACGAGTATATCCTCGACATCGCAAGAAAAATCACATACCTGGTTGTAGATTGCAGCGACGGTGATGACTACTGTCCTATCTATGTCTTCCCCAGGGGAAGTCATAAGACGCTGGTCATCGACGCCGAGAGCGGCGAATGGCAGCTCGCTGGCGATAACGATATATACCGCAGCGAGACCGACATCGACATCGACCTCGACGAAGCAATCGAGTTGGCGAACGAATGTGTTGTCGACAAAAACAGCTTCATGTACGGTCTCGCCTGCGCCCTCCGCTTCGAGTTTAAAAACCTGAAAGTAATGTAAGCGCGAGGAAGAGGAACCTCGCACCACACGAAAGGAAATAAAAAATGAAGAACTACGACACCATCTACATCAGCACATACATCAAGGACATCGTCCGCAACATCGTGCCGGACATCTACCACAGCGCCGGCATCTACGACCACGCTTGGACCGACGCACCGATGACCGTCATCCTCAATATGCGCTCGGGCGAGTGGAGAACCGCCGAGAACCACGAAGACTACTGCTTCGACACGGAGGGGTATTTCAACATCGCCGACGCCATCGAGACGGCGAACGCCGAGCACTGGGACCCGGCAGACCTCGAGCGCGAGCTCGCGAACTACATCTGCCGCGCCGTCTATGATATGGACCTCCCGGACTGGAGGGAAGACATTTATGACTTCATCGCACGCGAGCAGGACGAGGAAGCCGCATACGATGACAGCGACCTCGCCGGGGCTATCCGCCGCGAGCTCGACTACGCAGAGGACGACGAGGAGACAGAAACCGCGGAGAGCGGAATCAACATCACCGACGAGTATATCAACGACATCGCAAGCGAAATCACTGACCTGGTTGTAGATTGCAGCGACGATGACTGCTATCCGATATACGACTTCCCGTGTGGAAGACACAAGACGCTCGTCATCGACACCGAGAATGGAGACTGGCAGCTCGCCGGCGACAACGATATATACCGCCGCGGGACCGAGACCGACATCGACCTCGACGAAGCAATCGAATCAGCGAACGATAGTGCTCGCAACAAAGAAGAGTTCGAGCGCTGGCTCGCACACGCCCTCCGCTTCGAACTCGAGCGCCTGTAAGTCAAACAGCACCAGCAGCACGGAAGGAAGAACCATGAACAGCAATGACTACGCGACCATAGCCGGCAACCTCCGCGAAGCAAGGAAGACGGTCGGTCTCTCAATACCCACGGCGGCATACAAGACTGGACTGACACCTGATGACATCTACCGCTATGAAAACGGTATCACGCCCCCGAGCATCGAAGCGTTTCACAAGCTCTTCCGTCTCTATAACAGCTATTACACCAAGTTCATATTCACCCCGAGCGGCGCGAAAGAAAGGAGCGTCATCACAGCATAACAACCTCCTCTGACCGGCAGGAGGCTAAACGCGCCGGAGATTCTACCAGCCAGCTCGCACACAGTAAGCACAAGACAAGGTAAGCAACAACAGAGAACAGGAGTCAAGGTAATGACATAACAGCGAGCGTTAGCCATCTCGAGGAGTGATAAAAAATGGCTAACACTCACGACCTCTTCAATCCCTGTTTTTATCCGCGCATCAAGCCCGCGCGCATCCTCTCCCGGCATACGGGCGGCTACTACCACTCGATGAGCGAAGCGCCATTCGGCAAGTTCCTCGCCGACCACGGCAGACTCCATCTCGATTACGACACCGACACCGTGGAGTATGCTTACGACCCGTCCATTCCCGTATCCTCTCCGCGCTATACGCCGGACTTTAATATGTACTATGGTAAGGACGCGAGCGGCAACATCATCGCCGACCTCGTCGACATCAAAGCAAAGGGACCTGACGCTGACCACAAGGTTCAGCAGCTCGCTGCCGATGTCCGCGCCGGCATTCTCGGAAACATACACGACTACAAGCGCGCCAACAAGTCCATCTACCCGCGCGCATTTATCATCGCAACAGCGTCCCGTCTGTATTACTACGACACCACCACCGACGACCCGGACGGCGTTCCCGCGCGCATATACAAGTGCCCCTCATGCGGCAAAGTGGAAATACTACCAGCACACCGTCTCGTCTGTACGAAATGCGGACACGCATATGACATTGATGACCAGTTCTGCTCGCCGGCGGAGGCGATGGTCCAATATGCTCGCCGCGACGCTACGCGAACAGAACGGACTGACAAGTATCGCACCCTTTTCGTCCAGCGCTGCCGGCAGTACAACATCGACGCATATGACCTGTCTAACCGCAAGCTCGCCGTCAAGCAGAAACTGCTCCGCATCGAGCTGCCGGAATTCCCCTCTCAATACTACGAATCAGATTTTGCTTACATCTCGCAGGACAGGTCCTGCCGGAGCTACAACAACACCCCGCAATTACAGACACACATCGGTATCTTCACGGACCCCGAGCGAGACGAGGAACTCATTCAGGCGCTCGTCCGGCACGCGGCAGACAAAGAGACGCCCATCGACGCGTTCGTCTTTTTGACACCGAAAGGGATGTTCATCACGGAGCGCCTTCACGGACCGACCATGCGCCAGGCGCATTTCCACACCTGTAAGTCATGCAGCAAAGGATATATCGCAAGCGACGACTACCCAGAGTGCCCTCACTGCCACTAACTTGCCGTCCAAAAAAAAACGAAGGGAATGATAGAAATGAAGAAGAATACAGAGCTGGCTCAATTCACCTGGCTGGAAACCTACACCAACGCTCTCGAGAGCCTGCCGTCGACCACCGACAAAGCAATGCTTGCCCTCGTCATCGTCGAATACGGAGCGCTCGGCAAGGAGCCAAAATTCGTGGATACCAAGACCTTCCCGTCGGTCGCATTTAAGGCGATATTCGAGGCGGTTCGATGGAACATCGACGAAGGGCGCGGGCGCTATCTCAAAGGAAAGTCCGGCAGCGGCTGGGGGCGGCGACCCGAGGGGGAGCCCAAGGGCGACTACTACGCTCGCAAGTTCCACCAGTTTCACGACGCGGGCGACGAGAAGAACGCACGGACAGCATATGAAAAGGCACTCGAACATGGAGTATCCCCCGAGGACTACGAGCAAGCACAAGTCCCTGATGATGGATACGATTATTCGTCCGAACCGCGTGATACTCCACCAGCATTCTCATTCTGCGACCTCGACGTAGACATCAGCCGGGACCTCGGCGCGCTGTAAGCACACCAACATCACCAGACGAAGGAGACCAAAATGAAAATCCGGATAGACACAGAGTTGGACATCGACTACACCGACTTCGACAACCTGGAAGCCGCTCTCTCGCAAGAACTCCCCGTCATCGTCGACAGGACATGCGGCACTAATGCGACAGCCTTCCTCCGGGCGTTCGCAACCTATAATGCCTGCCTGGAAGCCGCCGGCGTCATCACGGAGTCCGTCCCTGTCATCATCAGCGAGGTCGAGGACGAGGAGGTGGAATAGCGATGGGACGCATAAAGCGGGAGGACATCATGACGCAAGCAGACGCAGAGGCACGAGCCGCCGAGAGCGCCGTCCTGCTCGGGCTCGGATATTTTGACCGGGAGAGCGGTATGGCTAACTACCGCAACATCATCAAGTTATACAGCACCTGCCTCTCCTACACCTTCGAGCACTTCGTCTACGAGCGCTACCTCGTCGCGCGAATTGGCGGGAAGGCAACACAGGTGCCCGCACTGTTTCGCAACGGAAGGGATGTATTCCTCGAAGCGCCGATACACTGGCTCGTCGCCTACGCTGACACCATCGACATCGCCGAGGCGATAGAAGCGGGAGTGGAGTCAATGCTGGACGCTCTCGCTGCTGGGGTGCCTCTCGAGGATATACTCGCATAGCACAGACAAACAGCCTACACACCAAGAGCCCCCTCACGGGGCTCTCTTTTTTGCTAAAAATATTTTAAAAAAGTTTTCACCATTTCCATTCTACGCCTCAAATTCGCTGAAACTTTATGACAGGCGGCGGAGTTTCTTCCTTCCTTTCGTGTCTCCGCCGCTTCTCTTTCTTCCGGGGTGATACACATGCATATCGCAAGCAACGCAGAGCAGATGCGCATCGCAAAGACCGACGCGGCACGCTCCTATCTCAACGATGTCGTCCGACTCCATAAGCGCGCCGAGCAAGCGCAGACAGAATACCGTCTCGCCGTCGAGCATGCGGGCGGGGTCTCTGGTATCGACTACGCGCGGGACAAGGTGAGGACAAGCGTTTCTCCCGACGCTATCCCCAACGCGATAATCAAATATGATGACCTGCTTGACACCGCTATCCAGCTAACCGCAATAGCGGAGGAAGCGGTCGATACGGCGCTGACTCTCATCAGCAGCTTAAGCTTCGAGGAGGCATCCGTGCTTCGCATGAGATACATCCTTGGTCTTACCGTTAAAGAGATAGCGACGGGACTCTATATGTCGGAGCGCACCGCCGCCCGGCGAATCAACGACGGGCTGGCGAACCTATATGACGCGGGACTCCCGGCGGAGTATCGCATCAACAGAGAGCGCGCGGCATAGCACAGCAACTTGGCGGTCCGTGGCAGTATCTGCCGCCTCTATTTCCCCTATACATTAAACTGACATCTTATGTCAAAAGAGGCGAGGCGGTGCTTTCGCCGCTTCTTTTACTCTCCGGGCACACGCTGCTCAACAGCGTGATGTCATCACTATTAACCGTCATGCGCAACGAAACCATCGCCTCAAAGTCTCTTTATCTCAAACAAGACACGAAGGGAGAAGCAGTATGAATGGACTCGACATAATGGTCTCACAGCTGACAAGCGTCGGCGCCCCGGGCGGCATTCCGGTCGATACCAGCAACCCGTGGTTGATGTTCCTCGGGGGACTCCTGCTTCTCCTAATATGCGCGGGCGGCGGCGCCGCGTCGAAGAAATCAAGCAGCGACACCAAGAAGAAATACAAGCCCGACGAGGTGGAGCGCAGCGCGGACGGCGACACCGTGCGATACAAGCTGAAAGCGACTGGGGAGGTCCTCTTCGAAGGGACTCGCATCGACGCGCTCAAATGGAAACGCGAGAACGTGGAAACCATCAGCAAATTTAAGGAGAGGTAAGCATGAGGCACCAAGTATTCGCCATCGCATGCTTCGCCGGCTGCTGGTTCTCCATCGCCGCTGCCGTCATCTGCTCGACGATATAGGCGACACACCGGGAGGCACCATGGCGCGGAAGATTACACAGAGCACGCGCGTCAAGCGCCTGCTGTATCGCATACCGGCAGAACGCAAGGAGGAGGCGACACGCCTCGCCGAGGAGCTTATCTACATGGAGGACAAGATAAGCAACGCGAAGCAGCTCATAGGCTCGACCGGCGTCGCCATCTCATACAACAACGGTGGCGGGCAGGCGGGCATCCGCGAGAACCCGGCGCTCGTCGCATACCAGAAGCTCTGGAAGACATACCTCGCAACACAGGAGCGGTTAGACGCTATGCGCGAGCCCGAGCGGCAGGCAAACGGCTTCCCGAGCTGGCTCGTATAGCAAAACCAAAACCACAAACATCAACACGACCCGCTGGCAACGGCGGGTCTTTTTTGTTCCAAGGAGAAGCATATGACAATGACGCCGAAGCTCAAAGTGGAAAGCATCCCGACAGACGCTCTCGTCCCTTACGCAGGCAACGCGAAGGAGCACCCGGAATGGCAGGTCGACCAGATATGCAACTCCATCGAGGAGTTCGGCTTCGACGACCCCATCGCTGTCTGGACTAACGAGGACGGAGAGACGGTCATCGTCGAAGGACACGGACGACTGCTCGCCGCCCGGCAACTTGGTATTGACACCGTTCCCTGTATCCGTCTCGACCACCTTGATGACGAGGCTCGGCGGGCATACACGCTGGTTCATAACAAGCTGACGACCAACACGGGATACGACGAGGATATCCTCGCCGCCGAGCTCGAGGCTCTCGGCAGTTTTGACATGGAACAGTTCGGCTTCGGCGTGGGCGAGACACTCGAGGACTATGAAGCGGTTGACGAGGACACGCCTCCCGAGCCTGACTATGACGAGCCGACGACGGCACAGCCTGGGCAGGTTTGGCGACTCGGCGAGCATCGCTTGATGTGCGGCGACAGCACGAGACAAGACGATGTGGACAAACTCTTCGCCGGACGACTCGCCGACATGGTTCTCACAGACCCGCCGTATAATTGCGACTACTCCAACAAGAACGAGCACCTAAACAAAGTCTATGGAGGCAACCGCATCGAGGTTGATATCGAGAACGATATGATGACCGACGAGGCATTCCATAAGTTTCTCTCCTCGGTGTTTATACAGATTGACACACACCTGAAATCAGGCGGCGCGTTCTATGCTTGGTATGGCGGCAGCGATATCACAACCGCAAGCGTGATAGACAGCACACCATCTCTATATCGAGCACAGGAAATCACCTGGATAAAGAACAACATCGTCATCGGTAGGTGCGATTACCAAGCGAAGAGCGAACAGTGCATATATGGCTGGAAGCTTGGCGAGGCACATTACTTCGCCCCGACGCGCAAAGAGACTAACATCATCGAGGACACAGACCTCAACAAGATGTCCCGCGGCGAGCTCATCGCCGAGATTCACCGCCTGCTCGAAGCCGGCATACAGACGGACGTCCTGCGATACAACAAGCCGCTGGTCAATGACCTCCACCCGACAATGAAACCAGTCAAGCTGTTCGCGCACCTGATACGCAATAGCAGCAAACCTGGCGAGGTCATCTATGACGCGTTTGGTGGCAGCGGCACGACACTCATCGCCGCCGAGCAGATGGGGCGGACGGCATACCTGATGGAGCTCGACCCCCACTACTGCGATGTCATCATCAAGCGTTGGGAGGAGCTGACGGGCGACACGGCGGAGGTCATAGAGGAGTAGGTCATGGACATATCTTTCGCTGACGCCTGCGCTATCGCCGCCGCCATTCTGTTCCTGCTCTGGACGCTCGGCGTCTTCGATGATGACGACGAGCAGGACAGGAAGAAAGACAAGAAGAAATAAGGGAGCAGACTCATGGGCAACCGGGGCAGCGATAGCAAGCGGCGAGCGTTGAAGCGCCGGCTGGAGCAGGTCGAAGACACCTGCTGGCTCTGCGGCTATGCTCTCGTGCCGGACGCCGAGCCGATGACTGACTACGCAACGGAGGTCGACGAGGAGGTTCCCGCTTCCCTCGGCGGCGATGTATATGGAGTCTATACGCCGTGCCATCTGGTCCACCGCTGCTGCAACGGCGAGAAGAGCGGACGGATTCTCCCACAGTATGGTCTCGCCGAATGGTTCGAAGAGAACCATATGACAAGAGAGAGTTATCAGCCAAGGGAACTTCCTTCCTTCTGGTGCTGATGGGTGGGGGTAGCCCCCTCCCTGTCCCCCTTGGGGGACCGGCGGCGGGGGTCTTTTTCTCCCCGCTCTATAAAAAGAATTCAACGAGTAAAAAGGGGGTGGTCCCTATCGCAAAGAGAGGACGCCCCGCGGCGACCTGGACCAAGAAGGACGTCGACATGTTCAAGCGTATGTGCTCCCGCTTCGGGACACGGGACGGCATAGCAGCGATATTCGGCATCTCACCGAAGACACTCAACAGGCTCATCGACGAGCACCTACACGACGAAATCAAACCGGACGACGACAGCCCTCTCACCTTCGAGGAAGCCTTCTCCGTCTACTCGGAGGCAGGACGGCAGGCATTACGGGAGGCACAATTCGAGAAGGCGCTCTCCGGCAATTCGACAATGCTGATATGGCTCGGCAAGCAATACCTCGGGCAGAACGACAACAAGGACATCGCCGTCTCTGTTGATGACGACGGCAGCAACGAGGACGAGGAGGCACCGCTATATGACATCGCTCTCCGCTTCCTCAACGCTAAAAAGCCTGGACGAGCTGGCACTGAAATGCCCCCCGAGGATTAGAAATGTATCAGTAGGCGCGAGCATAGAGGAGGCAAGGATATGCCTCGAGCTCGCCAACGCTTACTGCGGCGTCGTGCTGCTCGACTGGCAGGAGGACATTATCCTCTGCTGGCTGGCAAAGCGTGATGACGGACTATACGCCCACTCGATGTGCTGTCTCCAAGTTCCTCGACAGAACGGCAAGTCGAAGGCAATTCTCGTGGCTCGAATCCTTATCGGCTTAATTATCTATGGAGAGACCATTCGCTTCTCTTCCCACATTGTCGATACGATGACCGACGTCTTTGACATCGTCATGGAAATATTCGGCGACACCAGAAACAACAATACAGACTTCCCTTACCCAGAGCTCGCGAAGCTCGTCAAGCGTCGAAACTACGCTAACGGACACCTCAAGCTCGAGATGAAGAACGGCGGCTCCTGCTCGTTCGTTGCCCGCTCGAAGGGCAACACGCGCGGCAAGACGGTCGACGTGAACATCATCGACGAGGCGCAATACCTGACCTTCCGGCAGCAGGCTGACATCGCTCCGTCCCAGTCGGCGGCGAAGTTAGGCAACCCCCAAACTATATACGCATTCACCCCGCCGGATTACGAGGACGCCCCCGGCGAGGTCATCAGCGAAATCAGACGGAGCGTCATCAAGAGCCCACGCCCCTCGACCTGTTGGCACGAATGGGGAGTCGAAGAGATAGGCGACATCTACGACAAGACCAGATGGTATGCGACTAACCCTATGCTCGGCTTCACCCTCTCGGCTCGCTATATCGAGGAGCAGGAGCTCTACTCGATGGGCGAGGAGAAGTTCGCCCGCGAACGGCTCGGCTGGTGGTCTGGTAAGGCGACGGAGGACGCTATCAGCAAATCCGGCTGGCTGGACACTCGTATCGCAAGCGTCAAGGATATCCCCGCCGACTTCGACAAGTTATGCATCGGCGTCAAGTTCGCCCCCGGCGGCTCGGCGGTCGCTATCACGACGGCGACGCTCAAAGGCGACGAGGCTTACGGCGCGCTTATCAAATACGAAACCAAGGAGACGGCGACGGGCATCGAATGGCTCGTCAATGACATATACAGGCAGAAGGACAAGGTGGCGCTCGTCGCTATCGACGGCAAGAGTGGCGCGGAGGACTTGAAGAACAGGCTCATCAAGCGGGGCATGAGCAAGAAAGCGCTTGCCGTAATGACCACGGCGGAGGTCGTGGCGGCTGCGACGATGCTCAACTCCTACATCGACGAGAACAAGTTCAGGCATGTGGAAGACCCGTGCTTGGACAAGTCGGCGATGACCTCCAAGAAACGAAAGATAGGACAGGACGGCTACGGCTTCGGCGGGGGCGAAGAGCTTCCCGTCGAATCGCTGGCTGCGGCTCACTGGGCTGTCCGCACGACAAAACGAAATCCGGGACGACCAAAGGGGTTCTCGCATGGTTAATATCACAGACTACATTCGCTTCCCTTTTATGACTGACTACGAGTCGAGGCTCCTCATCGCATGCGTCGATAAATGGAGGTCGGTCGCTGCTCGCAACGACGAGCTCACTGAACGCTATGACGGGAACTTCAAGGTGAAGAACCTCGGCATAGCAATCCCGCCCGAGGTGGCGAAGTTAATCAACATGCCGCTCATGATGTGGTCCCAGCAAGCGGTCGACCGTGTCGTTAACGGCAGCGTCATCGACGGCTATAAATTCTCCGGGAGCGCGCCCAGCGGCTTCCTGGAGGCGATGGACAGGAATCATTTCATCGAGAAATATGACGAGACGCTCCCCTCGCTGGGGACACACGGCGTCGCATTCGCTACGGCGACGAAAGGGACTGACGGAGAACCAGACTTCGTCATATCGACCTACGATGCTAACCACGCTGGCGTCCTATGGGACTATCGACAGGACCGCGAGCTATGCGGCATAGTCATCGTAGATATCGACGTGACCACCGATGTGCTGGTGCCGACCGTCGTGAATTTCCATACCCCCTGCGGGGATATCGTCGAGGTTGACGCGACGGGCGACACCGTGAAGACCAGGCGCATCAAATGCGGGACGGGGCGTCCATGCATAGTCGCATTCAGGAACAACCCCGACAAACGGCACCCGCTCGGCAAGTCGATGATAACCAAAGCTATCAAGGACATCGAGGACGAGGCGAACAGGACTGCCCTCCGGCTCGTCGTAGCGAGCGAGGTATACACTTACCCGACTAAATACATATCAGGGGCGAACGAGGACGTGCTCGGCGCTGACGCAAAGGTAGTGCTGAACAAGTGGCTCGCCCTCCCTCCTATCGACGAGGACGGCAACATTCCAACGGTCGGGCAGCTGAACGGGCAAGACCTCCAGCCCCTCATCAACTATGAGCGGCAGCTGGCGAACCAGTTCGCAGCGGAGGCGAGCATTCCAATTCATTCGCTGCTCTACACCGAGGCGAACCCGGCGAGCGCGGAGGCGATGGACGCTTCACGGCATGACCTTGTTGAAAAAATCGACAGGCTGAACCGCTTGGCTGGGGCGACCATAAAGAAGCTTGCCTTGCTATGCATGAGCATTCAGCAGGAGGTTCCCGTCGAGCTGCTCGGCGATACCGAGAGGACGTTCTCTGTTCAGTGGAAGAACCCAACATTGCCATCTCTCGCAGCGTCTGCTGATGCTGCCCAAAAGCTGGCTTCCACCGTCGAGGGGTTCGCCGGCACGCCAACTTACTGGCATATGCTCGGCTATAACGATTCCCAGATAACGGACATCATGGCGGAAATCAAAGAGAACAAGGAGCGGGGCGGCGACAGGCTGCCGGCTGGCTTCGTCGGCTAACGACACAAGACTCAACAGCATATAGATGACTCGAGCGCCTCCGGGCGCTCTTTTCATATCTACGCAGGACGGCGAGCGGTCAATCGCCGGGGAATACGGGGCGCATTCGGCGGCGGAGCTGGCGCCCCTTTCTTACGCCCGGATGGGCGGAAAGGCAGGCAGAGATGGAAGAGACGACACAGGCAACGACTGAACCGACTGGAGCGGAGACAACGCCCCAGGCGGAGCAGGGCAAGACCTACACGCAGGAGGAGCACCAACGACTGCTGGACGCGGCAATCAAGGAACGGCTCGCCCGCGAGAAGAAGAAGTTCGCTGACTACGACGAGCTCCGCGCGAAGGCGGAGAAGCTCGACGAGATAGAGGACGCGAACAAGACGGACTTGCAGAAAGCAACGGAGCGTATAGCCGAGCTGGAATCCCAGATAGCGGCACGCAAAGCGGCTGATGAAAGAGCAGAGCTCGTCGCTCGCATAGCGGACGAGCACAAGGTGCCAAGCGACTATCGCTGCTTCCTTACGGCGGACGACGAGGACGGGCTGACGGAGCAAGCCGCGAAGCTCGCCGAGAGGTTCGCCGAGCCCTCACTCAACGAAGGGCAACCGCCCGCGGAAACCAGGACGAAGAAGACGAAGGGGCAGCTCTTCGAAGACTTCTTTAACGGGCAACTGTAACCACAAAACTCACTAACGAAAGGCTATCAAAATGGCTACCAAAGTAGAACTGAACACTGATTCCTTCGGGCAGCTCCCCGAGGAGCTGTCCAGCGATATCATCGCGAAGACCGTCGAGGCTTCGGCATTCATGCAGCTGGCTCGTCAAATCTCCCTGCCGTCTAACGGCACGGCAATTCCGGTAATCACCGGCGAGCCGGAAGCAAAGTGGATTGGCGAGACGGAGAAGGCTCCTACCTCCGAGCACACCGGAACCTTGAAGCACATCCAGGCTTCGAAGATATCTGTCATCGAGGTATTCTCCAACGAGTTCCGCCGCGACCTTCCTGGTCTCTATGGCGAGCTCGCTCGTAGGCTTCCTTACTCCCTTTCCAAGAAATTCGACGAGACGGTCATCGGCACGGTCGAGAAGCCCAACAACAACTTCGACAACCTCTCCAGCTGCACCCGCGTGAACATCGCTGACAAGACTTACCAGTCGCTCGTCGACGCTGACACCGCTGTTGCTGTCGCAGGCTACATGGGCGACGGCTACGCTCTCGCTCCCCAGGCGAAGGGCATCCTGCTCTCTGCTGTCGATGGGAACAAGCGTCCGCTGTTCATCAACAACACCGTCGAGGGAGCTATCCCGATGATTCTCGGCAACAAGGCAGTCGTGGCTCGTGGCGTCTATGGCGCGGGCGATGAAACTCACGCTAACATCTGCGGCGTATTCGGCGACTGGACGAAGGCTATGTATGGAACCGTCGACGGCATCAATGTCGAAATCGACAAGTCCGCGACCGTCAATGGCGTGAACCTGTTCGAGCAGGGCATGTTCGCCGTAAAGGTGACCGCCGAGCTCGGCTTCGCCATTGCTGACGAGGACGCATTCGTCGTGCTCACCGACGGCACTGACACGACGGCTGGCGCATAGGAATAACGAAAGCAGCGCGAATAGATGGGACCTCCTGCGGCTCGAATGCCCCTACGAGGTCCCACGTCGCGTTTTAAGCCCCCTTTAGGAGTAGAGACGATGATGTACGCGGAAATAACGGATTTAGAGGCTGGGTGGCGCGAGATGGACCCAGACGAGGTCTCACAGGCGGAAGAGCTTCTCCTGCGGTCGTCGATATACCTCGACACGATAGTCGAGCAATACGGTATCGACGCCGACGAGAAGGCGGACGCCCTGCGGATAGTCTGCTGCGACCTGACACAGCGCCGGATGGAACACGCTACATCAGCTCGCATCGTATCAGAGACTATGACGACCGGAACCTATTCGGAGACCACCAACTACGGTGCCAAAGGCTCATATTCATGGCGGCTCACGGACGAGGACAAGAGACTGCTCGGCATATCAAAGCGGGGCATGAGACTCCTCCCGATGTGGTAGGTGATGTCGATGATACACGGAGAGACAGTATTCGTGGACGGCACGGAGCCGGTCCTCGATGTCGTCGTCCAGGTCGGCGAGACCAGCTCGCAGCAGAGCAACCTCGACGAGCACCAGGGGGCGATAGCAGACTACACCCTACACTTCCCCATGACCTACGAGAACGACCTCACAGGCAGGCGGGTCCTCGTCCGGGGCATCGAATGCGATGTCATCGGACACCCTGACCACCAGCGCCCGGAGCAAGTCTTCGGCAGGCGATGGCGCGGCAAGTGGGATATGCCCGTAAGGGTCCGGCGCATTATCGGCACCCCGGCAGAGCACGCGCGCGTATATGCCAAGACAGTCCGGCGCGACCATACCGGCAGGCGCACGGAAGAGACCGTGACGCTATACGAAGGCATATTACAAGCTCGCAAGAGTTCAGGAGCAGAAGCAGACGGAGAAGGCGGAACGAATTCCCTTACGGGCTACGTGTTCGTCATGGACTGGCTGGACGCTCTCGACGACTACCAGACGCAGGAGCTGTTCGTAGACTATGACGGCAAGACCTACGACATAACGAGCGTCGAGAACAAGGATGAGAAGAACGAGACCGCGATATTGAGAGGTGAATGGCGTGGCTAACAAAGTAAGCTATGACGGCTTCCTCCGCGAATTCGACGCGATACTCACCGACTTCAAAAGGCAGGAACAGGAAGCGGTGAACGAAGAGGTTCGCAAGGTGGGACTACAAGCAAAAAAGCAACTACGGAGCGACACGCCGGAGGGCGCGGGACAATACCACGACTGGGGAGAATACCAGCGCGGCTTCTCAATGCATGCGGACAAGAGCGCGCTCGGCGACCTGACGATAACCATCGGCAATAAGAAGAAAGCAAGTCTCACCCACCTGCTCGAAGAAGGGCACGTCAATGCCAATGGTCACGGGCGGGCACGAGCCTTCCCCCACATTGCTCCCGCTGCTGAAACGGCTATGGAAGAATTGAAGAGGAGGCTCGGAGATGGCTAACACGACACTCGACGATATCCTCGAAGAGCTGAACATGCCGACCTGCATCGGGTCCTGGCAAGAAGATGAAATCGTTCCCGACGAGCCATACCTCGAATACCACCGGCAAGACGCTGATGATGTCGCCGGTGATGACGGTATAGCGGCGAAGAGGGATATCTGGGAGCTCTCGCTATACGGCAAGCAGAAAGACGCATTCGCGTTCTGGGGCAAGATGAACGACTTGGAGGATGTGCTCGACGCTCGCCGCCTGTCCTATTCTCGAAGCGGGGACATCCTTTTCGATGACTGCATGTACTGCGTCTATACGATGACGCTCCCGCGCTAAACCAACCACCCCGAGCCCGCAAGGCGCGGTGAATATATAACTAACCAGCAGACCCCTTCCCGGGGTCTTTTCTTTTTAAGGAGATAACAATGGCTAACCTCTATAAGTACGGCTTCGCAGAGCTTCACGTCGCATTCGCCACCGAGGATGGCTACGAGACGCCCATCAGCCTTCCCAATGGGCTGTCCTTGACGCTCGACCCGGAGGGCTCCTCCCAGGCGGTCTACGGCGATGACAGCAAGATTGCCGAAATCAACACCAACAACGGCTACACCGGCAGCGTGAACGCTGACGTCTTCCCGGACGACTTCCTGTGCGAGGCGCAAGGCTGGTATAAGGACAGCAAAGGCAAGTATGTCGAGGTCGCCGACGGCAAGCCCCGACACTTCGCCATGGCATACCGCATTCAGGGTGATGAGAAGAACCGCCGCACCTGGTGCTATGACTGCATGCTCGACCGCCCGTCCAAGACGGCTAACGGCGTCCAAGATAATGTCGAGCCTGACACCGACACGCTGAACCTGACCGTCGTTCCAAAGTATTTCCCTGACATCGACAAGAAGGTCGTTTCCAGCTGGTGCTATGAGGGCGACCAGGAGTATGCCGACTTCTACAAGACGGTCGTCCTCCCGGCAGCGGAGACCCCCACAACCCCTACCGAGTAGGCGATAAAGATGTATAGGGGCATCGTCTATGGGCGGGACCTCTGTATGGCTGGCTCTCCCTATGCTCTCCTCGCATTCAAGCGGGAGTTCGGGGAGAGCCTTCCCAATATCGCAAGGCTCGTCCAGCTTCGGTATGCGACGGCAGAGGAGATTGATATCCCGTCGCTGCTCGGCATCTGCTGGGCTATGTGCAAGTCATTCGACGACCACAACACCCCCGGCTTCGACCAATGGTATGCCGACTTCGGCTTCAAGGATGGAGAAATTCCTGACGATATCGGAGAGGCAGTGATAGCCCTCGACCAGATATGGACGGCGGTCGAACAGGAGCTGATGGTCTACGAGCGCCCGCGCCCAGACGCCGACAAACAGACAAGCGCGGGCAAGGCGGGCGAGCACGACTCAACAGAATGGGTCGAGTGGAAGAACATCCTTTCCCTCCTACGGCTCGGGTTCTCTTTCGACGACATCAAGCACATGACCATGAGGGACTTCATCGCATACACGGACCTCGTCGCAGCGGAGTATCCGGGCGGCGAGCATAAGGACACCATCGTCGAGGCGGACCAGGCGGCGATAGACCGTCTCTTCTTCTAACAACCTAACCAATAAACAGCATCCGCGGGACTCTACTCACTACATGACGAGTGGAGCCCCGCGGATTATTCACATAAGGAGCTCGCATGGCAGCAACCGTATACAAAGGGCTCACCATACAAATCGGCGCGGACACCACGAAACTGACCTCTGCTCTCCGGCAGGCTGGCAAGGCGGCGGAAGGAACCTACAAGGAACTCCGGCAAATCAACGGAGCACTCAAAAACGACCCGACCAACGCGGACCTGCTGAAGAAGAAGCAGGAGTTGCTGACCCGGCAAATAGCGGCATCGACAGAGAAGCTCGAAATCCTAAAAGAAACGATGTCGCAGGTATCCAAAGAGGACATCACGAGCGAGCAGTGGACGCAGCTGATATCGGATATATCCCGGACGGAGACGGGGCTCTCCAAACTGAAAGCCGAGCTCGCCGAGACCACGAGGCAGGAACATCTCGCAGCGAGCGGAGCCAATGCGCTGGGAGAGAAGCTCGACGCGGCGGGCGACAAGGCGCGGGCGGCTGGAGAGAAGATTCAAGGCATAAGCGGCGGCGTATCCAACATCGGTGGCGCTCTCACCGCTGCTGTGACCATGCCCATCGTGGCGGCAGGCGCGGCGACGGTTAAAGCGGCGACCGATATCGACAGCGGGCTCACGAGCGTGAAGAAGACGGTCGATGGAACCGAGGAGCAATACTCGCAGCTGAAGCAAGCGGCTATCGACTTTTCAAAGACCAACGCGGTATCAGCCGCACAGATGTTGGAAATCGACGCCCTGGGCGCGCAGCTTGGCTTCACCATCGACGAGCTCGAGCTGTTCGGGCAGGTTGCTTCCGGGCTTGACATAGCAACCGATATGGACGCAGAGATGGCGTCCACGGAGATGGCACAGTTCGCGAACATCACCAGAATGGCGCACGGGGATATCGAACGCTACGGCTCGGCTATCGTCAATATCGGCAATAATATGGCGACGACCGAGTCCAAGGTCTCCTCGATGTCGCAGCGCATAGCGGCGGCGGGCACTCAAACCAAGATGAGCCAAGCCGATATCCTCGGCTGGGCTGGCGCTATGTCCTCCCTCGGCATCGAAGCGGAGGCAGGCGGCACGGCGTTCTCCACGACGATATCAACCATTGACGCTGCGGTGGCGACCGGCGGCGAGAACCTGGAGAGGTTCGCCAAGATAGCCGGCAAGTCATCCGAGGAGTTCGCCGCTTCGTGGCGAAGCAACTCCACGCAGGCATTCCAGGAGCTGCTGTCGGGCGTGGACAGCGCTGAGAACATGACGCTCGCCCTGGAGTCGATGGGCGTCGAGGGCATCCGGCAGAGCGATATCTTAAAGAGACTGGCGGGCAACACCGACCTGGTATCGACCGCGTTAAAGACTGCTAACGACGGCTGGAACGAGAACTCGGCGCTTCAAAGGGAGGTCGATAACAGGAACCAGTCTCTCGCCTCGAAATTTGAGATATTGAAGAACAAGGTGACCGCCGTCGCAGAGCAGGTTGGCGAACCTCTGGCGGACGCTCTCCTCGACGCGGTGGACGCGGCGGGACCGCTCGTTGAAATCGTCGAGAACGGCGCGGAAGCCTTCTCCAATATGTCGAAAGAGGAGCAGCAGACCGTCCTGAAGAACATCGCCATGGTCGCATCACTCGGACCGCTGCTGACTATACTCGGAAAAGTCGGCACGGTGGGCGGCGCGGCGGTTAAGGGCATAGGCAGCGCGACGGCGGCGTTCGGCGACTTCGCGAAGAAACTCGGCGAGGTCAAGGACGGCACGACAACGATGTCGAGCGCGTTCGGCGGACTGAAGGGCGGGCTAATCGGCATAGGAGTCGCAGCTGCGACAGCGGTCGCAGCGTTTGCTATCAGCAAGTGGATGGACTACAAGGACAAGCTCGAGAAGACGGAGAAAGCCGCCATGTCCTTCCGGGATATGGAGGCACAGGTCCGGGGCGAGCTCGACAACTCGCAGGACGCTCTCGGCACCGCCGGCGACGGGCTAAAAACCTATCAGGGAAACATCAACGACACCATAGGCAAGATAGACGAGCTCCGGGAGAACCAGGCAAAGTCCAACGAAACCTTCATGAACTCGTTCAAGGACTTCACGGTCGACAAGGAAATGCTCGGCACATACCTCGACACCATCAGGGAGCTCGGGAACTCGGCGATACCGCTAACCGCCGAGCAGCAGGCACAGCTTACGCTGGCAGTAAGCGGATACAACGATATCACGGGCGACTCCTTGGAAATAATCGACAAGCAGAAGGGAGCGCTCTCAAAGAACACTGACGAGGTCATAGCGAACACCAACGCATTCCTTGCCCAAGCGGAAATAGAGATATACCAGGAGAGAATCAAAGACGCTATCAAGGAACGCATAACAGCGGAGGAGAACCTCGTCAACGCTCAATCGGCACAGCAGCGGGCGCAGGAGTATCTGAACCAAGTCATGGAAGACGCCGCGCTCTACGGCGAAGGATACTATGGCGTGCTGATGACCGCGCAGATGGAGCTCGCAAAATGCGACCAAGCGGTTAAGGACGCGGAGGCGGGGCTTCGAAACGCTAATACTACCGTCAAAGACGGCACCGACAAAGTAGCCGAGCTCACGCTCCAGCAGCAACAACTTCAAGGGGCAACCCAGCTGCTCACAGAGAAGTTCAATGCCTTCGAGGGCGACACGAGAACGGCATTCGAGAACAGCGGTCTATCTATACAGGACTTCGCTCAGAAGCTCATCAATGCTGGCGTGAATACGCAAGTGCTGAAAGATATGTCGAAAAAGAACTTTCAGCAGATGTATGAGGAATGCAACGGCGATGTCGGGCTAATGATACAGAAGCTTCAAGAGGTCGATAAACAGCAGTTCCAGCAAAAATACCTCGAAATAACGACGAACGCCGACGATGTAAAAACAAAGATACAGAAGCTATATGACCTCTACTCACAAAGACTTGGTGCTCCATTCCTCGGACCGATAATGGTCCCTCAAAACGCCGCTGGCGGCATAGTCATTCCAAAGCACGCTGATGGCGGCATCATCGCCCACCCAACGCTCACTCGAGCCGGCTGGGTCGGCGAGGCAGGAGCGGAGGCAATCATACCGCTGACTAACGCGAAGTATGTAAGCCCGTTCGCCCAGGCGGTCGCCCAGCAGATGACCGCGGGCAACACCGACAACAGCAGGACGCTCCAAATAATCATCGACGGCGACCTAATAGCAAACGACAACGAAGCGATGAGACAGGCGGCAATTGACTTTGCTGTCGAGGTAAGCAGAAAGGCAGGGATGAACCGTGGCTAACTTGATACCTGACGGCGAATACTACATTCTCAATGCCGCCTCAAACATCGCCGGCTCTCCCCGCTGCATAGACATCAGCGGCTCGCAGCTGCTGAAAGCGAACGCGAAGGTTCAACTATATGACATGCTTCGCAACAACGCCCAGGCATTCCAGGTCCGCAACTCGGGCGGGAGGCTCATCATCACCTCCCGTCTATACGGCAACCGCTTCGGTCCCGTATCGTCAAGCTCGACGGCGGAGGTCAAGCTCAATGTAAGAGCGACGGGCGTCGAGACCAACATCAAGTGGGAGGTCGGCGCGACGAGCACGACGTCAACCCACGGCGGCGTGACCTACAACTGCTTCACCTTGAAGACCGGCGCATACTACCTATACGCGGCAGGCACGGCGAACGGCTCGGTCATAAGGATGTCCTCGAGCACGGGAACTAACTCCCAATGGTACTTTATCCCAATTGGTCAAATCGACGACGGCGGGCTCTACGAGATACGCTCCTCCCTCAAAACAGATATGGCGGTTGATGTAGAAGCGGCGGGGCAATACAACGGCACCAATGTCCGCATATGGACTGCTAACGGTACGAACGCCCAGAAGTTTCACATCAGCAAGAAGTCGGGGGACATCTACACGATAAGAGACATCAGCTCTGGCAGATACCTCGATGTCGACAGCGCCCGGGCGCAGAACGGCACCAATGTCCAAATATGGGACGCTAACAGCACACGAGCACAAGACTGGCGGGTGCTCGAGTATGGTAAGCAGACTATCGGCAGCGCGGATGGGAAGATAGTATCCTTCGGCTCGATGGTCTCCGGCAACGGCAACACCTACATGATGGACGTCCTCGCCGCGGGCACGACCATCGGAACCAACCTGCAGATATTCGAGGCGAACAACTCGCAAGCACAGCGCTTCGTCCTGCTCCCAACGACGGCAGAGGACTCCCATATGCCCGTCCCCCACTCCCTCGGCATAGCCGATGGCAGGGGCGGCACCCAGAAGTCCTACGGCTATACGACGGACGACGCATACCTGAAATGGGGCTGCTCGGCGGCTTGGTGCTCTGACAACGGCGCTAACCACTACGAAATCAGGTATCGCACCCGCACGATGAACCCCCTGACCTCTGCCTGGAGGTCGTGGTCGTCCTGGAGCTCATGGACGATACCGGCGATAGAGGCAACGGGGCAGCGCGTGCTGGCATACGCGGAGGATATCCTCGACGAGTATCAATGGTCGGCGGCTAAGAACCAGCAAATAGAAATCGAGCTCCGGAGCGTCGGAGCGGAAGAGCTGTCCCTCCTACACTCGAAGAGCCTGACGCAGAGCATAAACATATACCGCAAGCCCGTCGTGGATATCACGCGGGCGGGCTGGACGCCCGGCGGCATTCTCGTCGAATACACGACCGACTACCCCTACGGCATGACCTACCTCACCATCGACAGCATCAAATGCGACGGGACGGAAGTCCTTCGGGAGCCCGTCGAGCTGTCGGGACAGGGTACGACGCTATCAGGCGTCATCGACAGGGACAAGTGCCTGTCATTCATAGCAGACGGAGCACAGCTCGAAATCACCTACCGCACGGGATACGACCAGCAACGGGCATGCGACGGCACATACCACGACACCATCACAGCAACATATGACGCTGGCACGGTATCAGTCGAGCCCACACTCAAAGCACAGGGCGCTCACCTGTTCGCATATGTTCCCCACCTTGGCGAGGAACGGCTGTGGGTGCTCCATAACAATGCGACGGTCGAATGCTCGGTCATCGACACGAGGACGGAGAACGGCAAGACATACACCGTCTTCGAAGTCCTATACCCGACCAACGGCGACGACTTCGAGACCCACACGGAGGCGAGGAGTGCTGACGGCACGCAATGGGGAACGGATGTCTCCACGGCGCGCTTCCGGCATATCTCCTACGCATGGACGACCGACGACGGCACGATATACCTCCGCAAGTTCATCGACGAGCGCCCGACCTATTCATATACGAGTTCGGCGAACTATCAGGCGGACAATCTCGACAGTAGGAGGCTCAGCTCGGTCTCGTTCGGCAAGACCAACACGAACGACCTGACGGCATACGGCATCCTCCTCAAAGACGACGAGGACCCGGAGACCGTCGAGGACTTCGAGGAACTGACCGGCAAGCACGCGGTATTCAGGGACATATACGGCGGCATTCACAACGTGGCGGTCACCGGCGTGTCCATCAGCAGGCATAGCCAATACGACGAGATAAACATCTCAATGATAGAAGAGACCATATAGAAGGGAGCGCCGATGGACTACAAAGACACGACCATCACCTACACGCTCCACGCCTATATGATACCGCCCACGAACCTCGATGACATTTACGAGGAGATGACCGGGGTCGACTGGTCATCTCTCTCCATCGACGCCGACTACTACACGGACACGAGAGTATCAGCGACGCTCACGACGGTCGACGGCAACTACATCAAAGGGAGCTATATCCGCATCACGGTCGAGGACGAGAACGGTAACGAAGACGAGCTCGGTACATTCGCCGTCGATAACGACAGCGGGCAGCGAATCAACGGAGCATATATCCAAACCCTCGACCTCATATCACAACTCCACGCTCTCTCCCTCGACTTCTGCCCGGACAACCTCGTCATAGGCAGCGGGGCTCGCCTGCTCGACGCGGTAAGGACGACACTGCAGGAAGGCGGCAAGAGCGAACAGGACAGCGTGCTCACAGAGGCTAACGACTACCGATTCAGCAGCACGCAGGTGCTGCCGCCTGGAGCGTCCAGGCTTGCTCGGCTATACGAGCTCTGTTCCATATCCGACAACCGACTCGAAGTCGACGGGCACGGGCGCGTCCGGCTTGATAAATATGTATCACCCGACAGCAAGACGCCAAGGCTTCGGCTCGCACAGAACGACGAGCGCGGTGTCATAAAGAACGGTATCAGCAGACAATCACACTGGGCGGAGATACCATCGAAGTACATCGTCGCCCACGACTACACGACGAGCGATGACGGCAAGACGAGCGAGCACCACATGTTCGCCGTCGCGAACAACTTGGCGGCGGCAGCACGCGGCTTCATCGTCGCAAAGTATGAGACGGTCAGCGAGCTCTCGCCGAGGACTACCGAACGGCTGGCGGCAATAGCTCGACAGCGGCTGGCGGAGCAGGCGAACGAGCGCAACGAATGGACGATAAGCACGAAGTACATCCCAGGACTATGGGAGGGCGACGTCATCGAGCTCGACCTCGACGACGAGCTTGACGAATACGCCGGCATAAGAAAGTGTCTGGTGAAGTCCATCACTATCGACGGACCTTACCTTGACATGGAGCTGGTGCTGAAAGAGACGAGCGGAGGCGACTATGGCGAATAGAAAGAACACCATCTCCGATGTGCTCCCGCTCGTCGGCGGCAACAGGCTCGAGGACAGGTCGTCGGCAAAGACGCTTGACACCATCGTCGGAACCGCCGTAAGCGACAGCGCCGACGGCTTGGTAAGGGTCGAAATCGGCGGCACCGTCATTACCGACGGCAACGGCGGGAACATCGTCGAAGTGCCGACGAGCGTCAAGGTCCTCGAGGGAGACACCGTCACAATCACCACGAGCGGCAACAAGGTCATCACCACTCCGCTGGTCACCGATGTCATCGGCGGCGGGGACAGGACGCAGGCGGACATCGACGCAGCAGCACAGGCGGCAGAGCAGGCGGAGCGGATAGCAGGGGAAGCACAGGCGGCAAGCGAAGCCACCAACCAGCACTTCTTCACTGATGATAACGGCGTGCATGTTGCCACCACACCGAGCGAGCCCGACCAGGGACCCAACTTGCTGGCGAACTCGGTCGGCATTATGCTTCGCGACGGTACTATCCTTCGTACGGCTATGACGCCGAGCGGGTTCGCAGTATATGACGGCGTTGGCAACGAGGACGGCAACATCGTCGCATTGTTCGGCGATATCACAACAATCGGACGTAAGACAGGTCCGCGCGTCATACTTGATAAAGACAGCATTGACATGTTCAGCGCTTACGGACTCCTAGCTCACATCGGCAACGCAATGACAGCCAACGGCACCAGGAGCGGCGAATGGATTCCGTTCTTCCATTTCGGCGAGCAGGTCGACTACGGAGACGGAAGTCCTGGCAGCGGCTCGTTCGTCGGCGGCGCGGGCTGCAAGGCGGAAGGACCATACGCACAAGCATTCGGCGCGGACTGCTCGGCAGCGGGCGCGTTCTCACATGCATCAGGCATCGACAGTAAGGCGACCGGCTCAGGCGCCTGGGCTCACGGCACGGGCATAAACGCAAGCACGGGAATGGTCGTAGGGCAATACAACGCAACGCCGATAGGCGGCGCATATTTCACCGTCGGAAGCGGTACAAGCAACACCGACAGAAGGAACACGCTCTCCGTTACGGACGGAGGTATAGACCTATATGACAACGACCTGTATATCACGCGCGGGCAGGTGCTCGACACTATCACGCAGGGCGATGGCACCATATCGACAGCATACTTCTCATCTGGAACGGTAAGATGGGTCAAGAGCGGACATATCGTTCAGGTCTTTATATGGCTCAAACTCAAACAGGCGCTCGCAACCTACTCCGCACTGAACACAGTCGCCACGAATCTCCCGAGAGCAATCAGGGCTGGCGAGACCGGAATCCTGAAAATCGACAACACCACAGGAACATGCTTTCCCAATGTAGATACGAACGGCAACCTGAAAATAGTATCCCGCGAAACCTCGATAGCCGCGAACGGCGTCATCACGGGCGGCTTCACTTACATCAGCTCGGAATAACCAACAGCAAACGACCACGAGGAGCGCATATGGACGCGAACGTAATCGTTGCAATCATCGGCGGCATATCCGCGCTCTTCGGCGCGCTGATAGGCGCCATACCGATGTACCTGCAAGCGAAGAACCAGGCAGAAACCAACCAAATCGCAATGACCCAGAACAACGAACTCATCCTGCATCGCCTCGACGAGATAGACAAGAAGCTCGAGAAGCAGGAGAAAAAGAATGACAACCACGACCAGCACAGTATCGCAATAGCCAAACTCGACGAGCGCATCATGTCCTGCGAGCAGCGAATCGACTGGCTCTACCACTCGCACGAATAGCAACAACATCACACCAGACAGACGACGACGCCCCCGGCAGGCAGCGAGCCCTGGGGGCGTTGCTTCGCATTGCCTGAATAATTATATAGGAGCACAGAAATGGCGAACTATCCACCCATTAACCGCTCACGAGCCCAGACCAAATACAACCTCAGCAGCAAGCCCGGCAGGCAGATAAACCATATAGTCGTCCATTACACCGGGACGACAGCACCCGCAGAGAACAATGTCAATTACTTCTCTTCGACGAACAGGAATGCGTCGGCGGACTGGTTCATCGACAAGGACGGCAGCATATGGCAGTTCAACGCTGACCCCAGGAACTTTTATAGCTGGCACTGCGGAGACGGCGGCGGGCGCTACGGCATATCGAACGCTTACTCGGTCGGCATCGAAGTCGTAAGCGCCGGCGAGGACTTCACACAGGCGCAGGTCAACAGCCTCCATGCTCTCGTCGTAGCACTCATGGAGGACTACGGCGTGCCGGCTCACCGCGTCGTTAGGCACTACGACGCATCCCGGAAGCTATGCCCGGCACCGTATGCCGGACCCGCAAATGAACAGAAATGGCTCAACCTATGGAGGACCATCACGACCAAGGAGGACATCGTGACACCGGAAGACATCAACCGCATATCCGACGCGGTCTGGAACAAAATCATCAACAACGAGCCCGCCTGGGCGCACCTCTATTGGGCGCACCAGGACGGCGCATGGAGTAGGGCGAACCGCACACCCGAGAAGACCGCCGACGCAGTCTGGAAATACCAAATCGAAAAGAAGGACGGCACCCGGCAAAAAATGTGGGCACAGGACTATCAGTCCTGGACGAACCTCGACACCGCTCGCATGGTCAACACGCTCGACGAGATATTGAAGCGCCTCGATGCCATCGAGAAAAAGACCCGTTAGGAGCACGACATGAACAGCATAAGACCGACAACCACGCCGACGCTCTATGTATCTATTGATGAGGATATAACCTCCTACAAGCTCGAGCTCACGGTCCAGAACAAGCACATCAAGCTCGTATATGCTGGCGACCAACTCACAGCACAGGCGACAGAGAACGGATGTCTCATCACCTGTACGCTCCCACAGGAGGACACGCGCGCGCTGATACCCGGCACGCAAGCGAAGGTTCAGCTCCGCGCCTCGAAGGGCACGGAAGTCATAGCCACGAGCATCGGCAGCATATCCATCGACGAAATACTCAACTACCAAGAGATATAGGGGGCGGCAGATATGCAGATAGAACTAACAGTTAGCAAGGACCCGCTGCTCGAACTCGGCGCATCTGGTCTCCCCGGCAAGGACGGACGAGACGGAATTGACGGCGCGCCCGGACCACAAGGACCACAAGGAGAGCGCGGCGAGCGGGGACCGCAGGGAGAGCCGGGACCCCAGGGACCGCAGGGTATCCAAGGCGAGCAGGGACCGCGCGGCGAGCAAGGCATCCAAGGTATCCAGGGAGAGCCGGGACCACGGGGAGAAACCGGTCCGCAGGGACCTGCCTATGTGCTTACCCAGGAAGACACGAACACCATCGCCAACGCTGTCTATTCCCGGCTCAACAACCTCGACGCGGGGGTGTTCTAAATGACGATAGGAATCACCGACAGCCAACATTATCAGGACATCGCCGACGCTATACGAGAGAAGACCGGCGGCACGGCACAGATGTCGCCCGGCGAGATGGCGGCAGAAATCGCCGGCATAGAGACCGGCGGGGGCGAGAACTACCTGGCAGAATATGCACGAGGGACACTCACCGAGCTGAATGAAACAAACTGCGGAGCATTGACATCACTTTCACCTGCTTTATCTGGTGGAAATATAACAAGCATCAACCTACCAAACGTGGAGACAGTCGATACAGACGCCCTAACTACATTTAAATCAGTCAAGCATGTCAATCTTCCGAAGTTGAAACGTATCGGTAATACTGCTCTATTATCACACGCTCCGATAGAGTCTCTAACGCTGCCGAGCCTTAACGAAACCGGGTACAACGACACATTAGTGAGCGATTGCCTGAATCTAAAATACCTATCACTTCCGGCAATAACCGTCTTGGAGTCTGCCAAAATTAGCGGCGGACCACTGCTCTATAACTGCCCCGGTCTCAAGAACTTGTATCTCGAAAACCTCGAACGCGTTGGCGACGGTACGGCTACAGCAACTACAGGCACCGAACGGGGCTATTTCACCTTTACCGGCGGGTATAAATTCGGACTCGAAATTGCATGCTTTCCAAAATTGATGTATCAAACAGGCGGACAGATGATGGTAGTCGATAACTTCAAAACCGCTTGCTATCCCGAACTCGTAAAGCAAGTAAGGGCAAGACATTACGCATCCTGCCCGCTCGTTTACTATTATAATGCCGGCACCACGACGACAAAGGACTGCTGCATATACATACCGAAGTGCGAGAGCTTCGCCGCCAACTTTACAAATAATGCGAACTGCTTATCACTCACCATAGTCATCGGCAACGAGAACAGCACCGGCGCATGCGCTCTCGAAGGTGGTGTCTACATTTCCGGCTCTTATACACCAGACAGCTTACAGATATTCGTCCCGGACCATCTGCTCGAAGAATACAAAAACGCAACAAACTGGGTTCTGCACGCTGAATACATAAAACCCCAGAGCGAAATGACAGACGAGTTGTGGCAACGCATAAACGACGCAATGGTCCCACCGCAACCCCCCGAGGAGGCAGCATAATGGCTATCCAAGTTGAAACACACGACGGGCTCACCCGCACCTACTCGGACGCCGGGTACTACATCATCCAGAACGAGAACGGCGCCGAATACCAGGAAGCCTGGGACCCCATCGACTACCCGCGCACCTACACGGAGAGCACGCACATCATCGAAGTCGCACCCGAGCCCGACCCGATAGACAACGACAAGGTGCTCGTCCAAGCGGCAAAGATAATGCTCGGGGGTGAATAGCATGACAAACATCAAAGACATGACTCCCGAGGAGATAATCACGATGGCAAGGACCTTCCGCAAATTCATCGAGGAACACGCCGAACTGCTTGACGACGAGACAGCAATCACCGTGCCCACAGCATTCCCGGAATGGACCGGCGACGGCAGCAAATATAAAATTGGCGACCGCGTCCGGTATAACGGCGAGCTCTACAAAGTCCTCCAAGAGCACACCTCACAGACGGACTGGACGCCCGCCGACGCGCCGTCCCTGCTTGCTCTCGTGCTCGGTGTGGACGACGACGAGCCAACAGAATGGCAGCAGCCGGACAGCACGAACGCGTATATGCTCGGCGACATCGTTCTCTACGAAGGCAAGAAATATATGAGCGTAATCAACAACAATGTATGGTCGCCAGGGGCATTCCTATCGGGATGGCAGCGCGTCATATAGGCAGACAACCAAGCACAACGGAAGCAAACTCACAGCAGCCATCGGCTGCTTCTTTATTGTTAGGAGTTAACAATGGATAACATCAAAGCATGGGCAAAGGCGGCTGGAGTCCGGGCGGTCAAGACGATGGCACAGACAGCGGTCGCAACCATAGGAGTATCCGCCGCCCTTACGGACGTCGACTGGATAGTAGTCGCAAGCACCGCCGCGCTCGCCGGCATCCTCTCCGTGCTCACAAGCGTCGCAGGACTGCCGGAGGTCAAAGCGGAGGGCAAAGCCGAGGACGCGGCGTAGTACAATACACACCACAAGCAACCACGACACGAGGGGGCAAAATGAGTCAACGTCCAGGACACTGCCCACAATGCGATGTCTATCTCCACTACGACTCGGACGATACAAATGATGACATGATTTACTACTACGCTTCATGCCCGAAATGCGGCTGGAATGGAATCGAAGCGTACCGCCTCGAATTCGCAGAATTCCTTGACAGCGACTTCAACCCGCTCGAAGACTAACCAACCAATAAGACCCCGCTGCTCTCTCAACGAGCGGCGGGGTCTTTTCGTGCTTAAGACGACAGGAGACTCACGACGGCTGCGACAGACGGCGGGCGGCGGCGACGAAGTCCTCCATATCCTCCGGCGGGAAGTAGTCGATGGTATCGTATAGATACTCCTCGTGGTCGCACGCGCCGGCAAGCTCGTCCAGCTCGAGCAGCGGTCCGTCATCAACACGCATAACCAAGCCGGAGAGAATGACGGAATGCCCGTCCGGCGTTAGGTTATACAACGACGAGTTCACAGCGACAGCAGCCTCCCGAGCGCTCTCCACGGTGTATTCCTCATCGAAGTCCTCGCCGGGCTCGTCGCTCTCCAGGTCGCAATCCTCGTAGGACACACTCAACCAAATGCTCATGCCTGCTCCTCCCCGAGCTGACTCTCCCGTCGGCGGATAGCATTATCAACCGCCTCCAAGATAAAGGACATACACTCATTCGATGACGGCTCCCAGCCCACGGCGGCGAACGGCGGCGGGAACTTACTCAAACACTCCCGCACAGCCTCGACAGCGTTCCCAAGCGACAGTCCGTCCTCAATGCTGTTTATCATCTGCTCACTCTGACTACGACCGTTAGCGTCCGCCTCCTCCTTCACTCGAGCCTTCAGCTCCCGCGGTATCCTAAACGACACCATCACGCTATCGTCCGCGGAAGCCCGCTTCCTGTATCCCCGTTTAGCATCATTCATCACACGCGCCCGGGCGTCGGCAGGACCGTGCCGTCTGTTCTCCTCGGCGCTGACCAGCTCAGCCGAGCCGGCGTCGAGGACCTTCTCTTCTCTGCTATTCGTCATATCGCCTCCTTCATAGTCCATTCTACCGGAAGTAATACATTCGGCAAGAATTTCCAAAATATATTCCCGTCCCCTATTGCCTAATGTAATACATTGGTATATAATATAGCCACAAGGTAAGCAAGGAACAGGAGTGATGACAATGTGCAAGAGCCTCGATAACACCGCGACGAACATCGCAATCCTTCGCAAGCACTACAACCTCAGCCGCGACGAATTCGCCAAGATGACTGGACGCACGAAGCAGATGGTCAAAATCTGGGAGAGCGGCAAGTGCTCGCCGAACGCAGAGACGCTGTTCCACATCGTCAGCTCGTTCCGCGCGGCATACGGAATCACCATCAACCTCAATGAAATGGTGCTCGGCACCGTCTCTCTCTAATACTACGACGACAACAACATCACCAACCGGGCGGCACGAGAGGAGGTAGCCGCCCGGGCTGCTTCAGACACGATACGAAAGGGAATTCAATGACGATGACGAAGATGACACGAGCGATGGCACGCAACTGGATAAACGACATCCCAGCATGGTATGAGTTCTACAACCTGGACGACGAGGAAATCACAGACGACGCAATCGCAAGCCACGAGGAAATGCGCGAGGAAGCATACCAACGCCTTCGCATGCTCGAACTGCTCGAAGTCCTGCCCGAGGGCTGCGCCGAGAGCTTCCAAAATGACGGAGAGAACTCCCTCTGTCTGTCCAAAGCCAACGGATTCATGAGCACGCTCTGCCGGGTCGATGACGACGAACCAACATGGAACGACACTCCCGTCAAAGACATCATCAAGCGAGCACAGAACAGGTATGGAGTCCAGGTCTATCACGCGCTGCTATTCCAAGCAAGCGACGGGAGCGGCTACACCTTCGATATGCTCTATATGCTCTATGTTGGACAGCACAAAGAGGACTGGCAGTATGACCGCCAGGACCTCCTCAACGCCGCACCGACAGCGTTCGTGCCGGTCATAGGAATGCCAACCTCCTTTGACCTCGGCAGCGTCGTCATAGCGCGCGGGATAGGCTCGATAATGCCCATTCTCGACAAGCCGGCGAAACCGTTCATCTAGGAGGAAAGACCATGACAAAGATGACTTACGACCAGTGCCGGAGCTATGCTGTTAAATTCATCCCACAGAACAATATCAGCGCCTATATCTGCTGCCGCAACGAGGTGGAGCTCGTGGTCTTCTATGACAAGCACCTCACCAAAAAGGAGGTTCAATCGACGGCGGAGAACGCCGCGACGCTGCTCCACTTCACTGGACACGATGCCGGCGCGGTATTCATCAGCCGCTTCGACTTGGATGTCTGCCCGACGACCCCAGAGGTCGTTCACCGCATCCTCCTCGAGCTCTCGGCGCTCGAGGCGCTCGTAGCATAA